AAAAACCGGTCCTCATTATGGAACGTCACATCCAAAGACCCAGCAGAATACCGTTCCAAATCACGGTTCTTACCCCGTTGAATCGACACCGAAGACAGTTTCTCTGTCACATCAACAAACGCCAAACCACCCAACGTGTCCTGACCTAACACGCCCTGCTCCGGCGAATCCAACACAAACCCGCGGATAGTCCCAATCTCAACCGTCGTCGCCATTACGCGCTCGCAAAGACAGGACCGGACACCCGCTCATAACGTTTAATCGCCGTCACAACTTCCTCACCAATACGCACCGGATCACCCACACCCGCCTGCACAGTGATGTTATATGTCGGGCCACCCCGTCCGAGGTCATGGTTTGGAATAATCTCACCGCCACGGTTCGGCACAAACAACTCCGGCCCCATCTCACCCACGAGATACGGCAAACCGTCCATTACGAGACCGCCCCGGGCACGAGTAGTCACCGAAGGTAGTGTGCCACCGAACAGACCCCGGCCACCGCTACTACGAAACCCGCCCGGTAAGAATCCCTCACGAGAGAAGAACCTTTGGATTTCAGTTTGCATCGCCTCTTCAACCGTGGCGGACGGCGCACGCAAATCCGCTAACTGCGCCATACTCCTACGGCCTGCATCTGAAATGCCGGTCACATCCACAGTCGGGAACTCATAAGTGCGTTCTGGCACCTCCATCCGTGGCAACTCCACCGTGTCCGGCAATGCCATAATCGCCGCACCAATAGCCTGCGTGCCAGGAATCCGCATTAACGTGCGACCAATAACCTTTGCCGCTTTAATCGAACCCTGAATCGCCTTTTCTAGCGATGCGAGAATCTCGTTCACCATGAGGGCGATAGTGACCTCAAGACCGTTAGCCCCGTTCTTAATACTTGCGCCCATGTTCTCAAATGCAACCAGGAACGGGAAGAAACCTAACTCCTCAGCCTGCGCCATCGCCTTCGGCAGGAACACCGCCACAAACTCCTCAAACCGTTCCAGAGCCGGAACAACGATATTCGTAATCACTTCCGCCAACAATGGCAACACAACCTCATAGAACGGAATCAACGCCTCAATCAGTCGGAGAGTCGGTTCCAGTAGGGCTTCCAACAGCACCAAGAAAATCGGCAGAATCGCCTCCAGCAGGGGCGCAAACAATTCAATAATCTGCGTCAAAATCGGAGCCAACTGCTCCACCAACGGCACCACAAACTTTTGTACCGCCTCAACAGCAAACTCAATAATTGGAATCAACGCCTGCAACAACGCCGCGAACGGGGGCAACAGTGCCCCGACCAACTGCAAGAACACTTCCGCGATCTGCCCAATCACCGGCAACAAGGGCAGGAAACCTTCCAACAGGCTAGGAATAATGCCCGCCACATTCTCCAAAATCGGCGCAAGTTGTTCCATCGTCTCCGATAGAATCGGAGTCAATTGCTCAACAATCGGCACCATCGCCGTCGCCAACCCCGCAAACGCAGGCAACAACGCCTGACCAATCTGCGCCTGCATATCCTTGAAATTGGCAGACAAAATCCTTTGCGAGTTCGCCAACCCATCCGATGTATTCGCAAAATCCCCGGCAGTCTTAGCCGTCTCCTCCATCAGCAAGCCATAACGGGCCTGAACCTTCTGGTCCTCTGTCATCTGCTCGCCTACACCGATAAGGCCCTCACGCAACGCATACGCCTGAACCTCAGACTGAAGCAAATTGATACCAAACCGTTTCAGCGGTTCAGCCTCACCAGCCAAACCAGACTGGAACACCTGCAACGCCTCCGCAACATCAATGTTGAACACAGAAGCAAAATCCGTCGCCCTAGTCGACACATCACCGATGAACCCGGCAACATTGCCACCCTCACCGACAACACGATCTGCGAACGCAGAGAATCGAACCGCCGCATTATTGAACTCAGTTTGTGAAACACCCAACGCCTGCGCGGAGTTCTCACCAATCTTCAGAACACCCTCAGCCGCATCACCAAACGCCACATTGACAGCGTTCATCGACTCCGACAAATCCGAGGCCGCACCCACCGACTTCTTCGCAAAGTTCACAACCGCAGCCGCAGAGAACGCGGCCGCCACCGGACCCGCAATCCGCTTCAAACTAGAAGCGAAGCCGGACAGTTGCCCCTTCGCCTTATTCAGTCCCTTCGGATCCGACTTATAAACAATCGGAAGGGTAATCCCCTTTGCCTGCGCCATTATCGGAGACCCTTCTTGTTAAACCGCTTCACATAACCGTTAATAATGTCCACCACTTCGTTAATAAGGAACGGGCGTTCTTTCATAAAGTTCTGCCAGGCGAACCGTCCACCCTTACCACCAGCAGACAACGGGTAACGGCGATCCAAATTGTTGATAAACTTCCGGCCCCGTTCGCCCCGGACATAACTGCCACGAGTACCCGCCAAATCCGCAATCTTCAAACCAGCCCGGTACTGTCCCCGTCCAAAAACCTCCATACGGGCGATAGAACCCCTACCGCCACCGGGAGTGGCATAAGCACCCACGTTCACTCCACGCCACGCCGTGCGCCCATTGTGACGCATACCAGACAGTGGAGGCTGCTGCGGAATCCGTGCCTTGATTCGTGCGGCAGTCGGGCGAATAGCCTCTTTGATGTCTTTCCCGACTTGCTTACGCAAATCCGGGTCAATTTCCTTTAGACGACGATTGACAGCGCGGAGCGTATCAGTCTCGATAGAAACACGAACGGGCATATGGCGGGAAACCTCCACCCATCATTCTACCGTTTGCCCTTCTTCCCCTGTTGGCTACGAGAAACCAGATAACGGTAAATCGTCCACAACATGCGCGGCTCTAACGTCAGAAGTTCACGCGGAGGGATCTGGGTTTCAACCGACAACATGGCAATAAACCAATGCGCGGAAGAGTCACCCAGTCCCTTTATTTTTTTGCTTCGACGCTGGAAACGCTAGAAACGCCCTCAGTCCACTTCTCGAACGCATCCTTCGTCTTACCCATACGGTGTAAGGCGGTCCACGCTAGGAAGAACATGTGGGTGATTCGCACTTCCTTCTCCAATGTGGTGATGGAAATGTCAAACTTTGTTTCAAACGCAATCAGGTCAGCCGCAATCGCGGACACCTGTTCCCTCGAGCCGTCCAGGAATGTTACTTCAAGTTCAATCGGGTTCATACCCGACAGCCTACTACGCTACGAGGCGGGTTACGGTACCTGACGCGATAGGCCATTCAACAGACAGCGTGGCAAGGTCGCCAACGCTGGAATCGAATGGGCTGTATTCGGTCACGAGGTAAACCGCAGAGAAACCAGGGTTCGTCGAACCGATAGCCGCGGAGGTCGGCTTCACCACAACAGTGGCGTTCGAGCCGAGAAGCGGATACAGAGTTGCATCGACAGACGAGGCCCCAAAGTCCTGGTGGAAGTCCAGCGAAATGCTGGCATCCTTCAGACCGCCAATACGCGAACGGTAGTCATTACCGAACGCAGTGGTTTCCTGCTCCTCGGAAGTCAGGTTCAGAGTGACGGCGGCCAGGCTACTGCTGAAGTCGTCGCCGTTAATGGTGATGTCGTAGTCCTTAGCCACAAACTTGGCCACAATAACTCCTTATAGTGCAAATACGGTGACCGTGAAATCCACGGCCATATATTGGATATCTCCTATTGTAACGGGCGCAATGTCACGCACTGACTCAACCCGCACATCAAACGCCGAACCATTCAAGGTCGGATCAGACTCAATCGCAGTCTTCACAGACCGCGCACCCGCATCAATAAACTCATCAAGTTTCTGTTGTGCCCGTCGAACAGTTGTTCGAGTGACAACCGTGTTCACAATGAACCCGTATTGGGTTGCACCACGTTGGAAGGCAACATCATATTCAACCGTGTCCAACTGGATGACAGCACACGGTAACGCGGGATTGTCAGGCACTTCCTCGTAAACCCGGATACCGGAAATGGTTTCCAGGTTGGTTGCCATGCCTGCTCGAATGTCTGCGAGGCTCACGCCATGAACACCTTACGGAATGGATTGAGTAGTTTCTGCACATCGGGATCAATACGACCCACACGGACAACACCCATCTCATCGAACCCTGCCACTCCGAGCGGACTGTCATACCTGCGGTACTGCCTGAGCGTGAGCAGGAGCGCGGCCTGCTCCACCGCGGTAGGAATCGCAGACCAACCCCACGTTCCAGCCACCTGCACTGTCGCCTCGTAATGGTTCACGTTCTGGGCAATCCATGTCGGGAAAACATAGTCACCGATAGCGCGAATCCGAGTAGACGGCGTGACAAGCCCACCGGCGATTCCATTGTTCGGTTCCAACTGGTAATCCGTTGAAGTCCACGTCACATCGAATGTGTCACCCGTGCTGGAAGTTTTCAGCGTGGTCAAAGACACCAAATCGTCAATCCGGCAGGTGAAAGAATCCTCGGGGACAAACACACGGGTTTCTGTCGTCTGATAGAACACGCGCTCGCAATAACCGTCAATCTCACGAGACGCTGCCTCAATACTCAGTTCGAGAATCTCGTCGTCAATGTTGTCCGTAATGCGTAACGCCTTTTTCACCAACGCAAGTGAAACATAACCGTTCGTAACTGCCATAGAAGCCTCCGCCTCTAGTTTACCTGAGCCACTCCCCAGCCCTACGAGACTTCAACGACCACGAAAACCCCATGTCCATCCCGGCGGACTTTTGCTTATACAACATGACATTGCGGCGGAACGTCTCTGCGTTCTTCTCCTGGAACCGTTTGTCAGATTTCAGCGTGCTCGAATTATCGTGCCCCGGTGCCACATCTAGTCGGGTAATCGGCAAACCGGCAAACTGCACCCGCCGTTCGAAATCATTGTCCTCACAGTAGGCAGGGTAGAAACGCTCGTCAAACAGCCCCACACGGCCCACAACGGTCTCGCCTACGGCGAAGGTGTGCCAGTGCGGTGCGTACTGCGAGAGCGTGAGAGAGCCACTGGAGGCTTGTGAGAGCCGTTCTAGGTCGCCAGGTCGAAACCACATGTCATTGCTAGCGAAGGTCCACATCGAATCGTGAGGGAATAATTTAATGCCTAGATTCCACGAGGCCGCCACACCCAAATTAGACGGCAAATGCAACCACCGCATTCGCTCCACCGACTCAGGTTTTTCCGTCCGCGCAGCAGAATCAGGATTATTGTCAATCACCAGCAGATTGGCAATCGGGTAATCAATCGAATCCAACATGCGTTGCAACAAGTCATAACGGTTCAACACCGGCACAATCAGATTCGGAATCAATTTAACCTCCCCGCGTGAGACTCAAACTTATGCCCGTCCATATTCGGTGTAGTGAACGGCAACAGAGACACGATTCGCACGTCATACCGTTTTTCTAATTCGCGTTTCACAATCCGATTATGATGCTCAAAGTTCGGTGTTAGTTGGCTTGCCTGCCCGGTCACATGCCCCTCAATGTTCCATTTCCCATCTAACGCCCCACAATCCGCACCCACCATGAAAATACGGCGGGCACCCAAATACGCCCCCAAGTGCATTCCCGTAGTAATCGAAGAATGAGAAGTCACGAGCGCGTCAGGATTCTTCGGCCAATCGTTCGCGCCAAAGGCCGCAACAGGATTAGAATTGTGATCCACCACTAGGCAATCATCCCGTTCATCCCACACGGGTGCAACATGTCCGCGTTCTTTCCTCGTCGTCACCATCAAACCCACACGCGAACTATCTTTCCAATCGTCCACATTGCCGTGATATTTCGTGACCATGTAATCCACTGAATCCAAGTGATGTTGCCATCCCTGATTAATGGCCACCGTCACACAGTCATCGAAGAAGGACGGATCGTAATACGGCAGTGTTGCACCGGACCCGATAACATAAATATCTTCTCCGGCATGACGATTACGGAACTCAGACAGTTTCAAAGTAACGCTTCCAGAACGGCAACCAATGGTTATCCCACACGGTTTCTACGCCGAACTGGGACGCAAACTTAATCGACACATCAGACGGGCCACGGTCAGACTCATGTGCTCGTTTCAACGCACCCACAATCGACGACACATCGGGCACTTTATACCAGGCCTGTTGGCCCTCATCCCAAAACGGATGACCCTCAACTAGCCAACCATCATCGGCAATCAAATCAGCAGTTGCCGCCCAACTCGACCCAATTACCCGCGTACCCGTGGCCTGAGCTTCAATCGTCGGCACACCAAACCCCTCCCCATAGGACGGAGCCAACAAGACATCAAACGCCGAATAGAGGGCCGCCATTTGCTTCGTTGAATACCCATAACGCAATTCCATTGGATCGGGAAAAATCACCCGCTCCGGGTCAATCTTGCACGCCTGCAACAGATTCGGGAGATTAAATCCACCGTAGGCAGGAGTCGGTTCCGCGTGCAGATACAAATACACATCAGGATTCTTCGCCATGAACAATCCCGCGGCCAACAGGTTCTCCGCATACGCTTTACGGTGAATCACCTTATTGGCTTTATTCGCGGCCACCATGCCAATCACAAACGCATCCTCTGGCACGCCCATAAACTCGCGAGTAGGCGTGTCGTCAAAATGAGTCGTCGGCTGGTACGCCTTCACATCAATCATGTGGGGAATATAAACCGATTTAATACCGACCTGTTCCATTTGTCGTTGCCCGTGCAGGCTCATCGCCACAGGAGTCACATTGTCCTTCTCTAACCACGAGTGCACCATCGGAGGCATCGAGACGTGATCTAAAGGCACCCACGAAACAATCGGAATATCATCCAACTTCGGATTCTTATACACCCACACGTCGTAGAGCGTCATGAGCGCGTGAGGTAAGTCCTCACGGCCTGCACGATGCCGTAGATGGTAGGCCGGCATCACATCATCGGAATACGGTGTCAAACCGCGGGGGAAATGCGTAACCTTTCCACCTTTAACTTTCAATTCGTCAATCCGTGCCTCTAATCCAAAATTAGACAGGACGGCGGTGTGAATGCCGTGGCGGACGAATCGTTCCACGAGATATTGGGCCTGTTGGCCATAACCGGTTGGGGCACCGGGAGAATTACTGGCGAGAGAAATAACGGCGTTGAGTTGTTCCGGTTTCACACCGTAACCCTAACAAACAAAACCGGCCCCCACCGTATAGGCAGGGACCGGTTTTTGTTTGAACTGTTAGGACGAAATCGACGTAAACAGTTTAATGTGCGAGGCGTG